ACATTAATAGTGTTAAAGAAGAGTTCTTTGACAATATTAAACTACAGGCATCGCAAAATAGGTATAGTTGCACATAATCGGTTATCATCCGGCGGATAACTGATTGGCAACAGTGGATAATTCTACTGTTGCCTTTTTTATTATATTATTGGATTCTCATAGTTATGGCAACAAATGGAGAAAAATTGCTATGAAACAGTCCAGCACAAAGATCAAAGAACTTCATACAGTAGAGTTCTATCAAGACTTCTATAATATGGATTTGGAACAATTTCGTGCACGTTGTATTGAAATCATTAACTCAGCTCGAGCTCCTAACTTTACTTTGATTGAACAATTGAAGAAGATGTCTTCAAAGAAGTCACTTCTTGAGTCAGTCAATAACTTTATCTTTAAGGGTCATGGTTTTGGAGTAGTAAAATGAGTGATCGTCTCACAAAAGAATGGACAACCGATACAATTGAAGCATTTGGTGACACGCCTGCTGTTCGAAAAGGGATTGTTGCAGAACAGATGTATCACGATTGGGCTATTAAGGTTTACAATCGTGTGACAGATCACTCTTCTGATAAAACTAATCAGGTCAGGGGTTATGATTTTTCCATTTGGAAAGAAGGTTGGAGAAATGAATACGGTGTTGATGTAAAAGGCAATATGTATCCCAATGGCAAATTTTTCATCGAAAACCAGCGTAATGGTTGGCTTCGCAATTCCAAGAAAACAAATCATCGTGTAGTTCATATCTGTCCAGAGACTGGATGGGCAGTAGAGTATGATCGTAAAAGAATGATCGAACACCTTGACTCATTGAGCTTAAAAGAAGATAATGTTTTGATGTCATCATTTGATGCCAACATTAAACACATAATTCGCAAGTTCAAGGTCAACTAACATGGAAGATTTTTTTGCGGGATTTGAATTGGCTCCTCTTCAAAAGATTGTAGATAAGGGCAAGTTTCTCAAAGGACGACTCAAACAAGCATCTATTAGAGATAATCCACAACCTATAGAAATAGATGTTGATTATTTGTTGCGCCTTGGAAAAAAGCAAAATTGGAAATGTGCTTTGACAGGTATTGATTTACAATTTGTCTCTGGCAAAGGCAAAAAGAATCCATATATTTGTACAATTGATCGAATCGATAGTAATAAAGGGTATGTCAAGAAAAATGTTCAGCTATTGTGCTGGATTGCCAATCAATGCAAAGGCAAATATAATCAAAAGGAATTTATAGAAATGTGTGTTGAAGTAGCAAAACATAAAGGATGTAAATAATGACCAATCAAAAATTTATTTGGGTTAAGTTTGCAAAGGAAGGGATTCATAAGTATCCTGCAGCTTTGACGGATCCTAATCTTGCAACAGGTGACGAATATGATGTCAGCTTCCTTGGCTATCCTCATCGTCATATGTTCCATTTTAAGATTCAAATTGAAGTATTTCACGATGACCGTGATATTGAATTTATCCAGTTTAAGCGCTGGTTGGAATCAATGTATTCTGACGGAACATTGCAACTAAATTTCCGTTCATGTGAGATGATTTCTGATGATCTTGCAGATAAGATAAAAGCTAAATACCCTAATAGAGACATTGTAATCGATGTAAGCGAGGACGACGAGAACGGTTCTCATTGCATCTATCCAAAGGGTTGATACTAATGAAAACTTTCAAGCATTTTACAACAGAAGCTGCAATTCATCCTATGGGCGTCCATGCTTATCCTACAGGTAAGACTGGACAGTTCAAGGTTCATGCTATTGGTTCAAAAGTCAAGCATGTAGGTGTTGGAGACACAGTTCGTTCATCTGATCTTGATGATCTTCACGATGCTGGTCACAAGATCAAAGAAATTAAAAGACCAATGAGCGAATCTACTTCTGATGAAGATGCCCATTTTGCTCGTCAATCAAAAAAGATGCAAGATGCAATCAACCTTCATCTTCGTAAAGGACACGATTACGAAGAAGCTGTAAAGCGTGCAAAGGTTCATGTCAAGGAAGACGTTGAACAAATTGAAGAAGCATCTACTCCAGAGATCAAGCCAACTGATTTCCATGCATGGAGACAGGGCAAGATGTCCGTTGATGATATTGCAAAGAAGTATGATACTCATCCTACTCGTGCACGTGCAGAATTAAATCTTCACAAAGATCATTGGGATCAGGGTGAAGAACACTACAATAAGATCTTCAAGCACTAATAGCTAGATCTTTTTATTTTTATTATTTTTTTTTATTATGAGGTACAGTGAATGTCGATTGATTTCTGCCATATTGCTCCCACTCCACATCTTGATCTAGTCAACGGGCGTAAGGTTCACCTTGCGCTCGCTCACCTTGTTGAGACTGACGAAAACTATGTCAACTTCTACCTTCGCCAGAAGGATGAATTTGATTGTAAGATCATTCTCGACAATTCTGCTTTTGAAATGTACAAGCAGGGTAAGCCAATGTATGACTCTGAGAAGTTGATGCAGATGGGTCAGAAGATTGACGCTGACTGGATTGTTATGTCTGACTATCCTGGTGAGCCAGGTGAAAAGACAATCGAAGCAGCAAAGAAGCTTGCACCAATCTTTCATGATGGAGGGTTTGGTACATTCTTTGTTCCACAATCAAAGATTGGTGATGTCGATGATGTTGTCAAGACATTTCGTTGGGCAAGCCTCCATCCTGAATTAGTTGACTATGTTGGTGTTTCAATTCTCACTGCTCCTAATGCATATGGAGTTGAGAAAGGAAACAAGATGCAACGTTTTATGTCCCGTATTCGTTTGATGTATGAGATGAAAGAGAAGTTGACATTTCCTTCACTTAAGGCAGCAGGAAAGCGTGTTCACTTCCTTGGTATGATGGATGGTCCTAATGAGATCATGTTTGCAGAGATCTTTGGTAAGTACATCGACACGTGGGATAGTTCTGCAGCAATCTGGGCTGGACTCAATGGTATCAGATTTGACAACAGTCCTACAGGATTAATCAACGGAAAATTTGAAAAAGAAGTTGACTTTGATTTCCATACGGACGATGCTAACCTATTGAGTCTTGCGAAAGAAAATATGGAATACATTGACAAGTTGTGTTATGCATACATTTATGGGAATACATTCTGATGGCCAAAGAACAACAAACACACGAATACAAATACCGTGAAGGTCAAATTATTGACGAACTAAAGAAGTATATTGACTCGACATACAGTCAGCATTATTCTGCAGGAAAGCTACAGACGATTGATGTATGGGAAGCTCTTGGTATTGAAGAGGAGTCATGTCAGTCGAATGTAATCAAGTATGCAATGAGGTATGGAAAGAAAGGTGGCCACAACAAGGCTGATCTTCTTAAGATCCTTCATTACACAATCCTATGGTGGCACTATACACAACAAGATAAGGACAACACTAAATGAGTATGTTACATATTAACTCACCTAAAACAAAGTCAAAGTTAACAAACGTCAGAGAACCTGATGTTCAACCAAATGCTATTGATCTTCGTCTTGACAAGATCTTTATCATGCGTAACAAGGTATTCACGATCGGTGAAACTGATGAAGGTAAGGAAGTAAAGATTCATCGTGAAACTGTTGAAATGAAACCAGATGCTGATGGTTTCTTCAATCTCGATGTTGGTACATATGAAATTGTTATGGAAAACCTCGTCGAGGTTGGTGAAGGTGAAGCTGGATTTGTTATTACTCGTTCTACACTAAACCGTAATGGTTTGTTCATTACAAGTGGTCTTTATGATTCTGGTTACAAGGGAGTTATGGCAGGAGCTCTTCATGTTTCTCATGGATTTGCAAAGATTCGTAAAGGAACACGTGTTGGTCAATTCTTGCTGTTCAAAGCCGAGTCATTGAAGAAGTATGATGGTGACTATGGCGAAGGCAAGGAACATGACAAGAAGTATACTTAATTACATTAAGTTTTCTAATATAATTGTTATATTTAATCTCAACCCATTTTTCTGGGATATCGGTTTTAATTGGAACACAAAAAGTGATATGGATCCTGGATTAATTGTTGATGCAGATTTAGAATTAGGTCCAGTAAAACTTGTATTATGGATCGATGATGGTCGTTGGTAAAAAATAAGGAAGATAAAAAATGGAAATTCAAATTAATATGGACTTTTTGAGAACAAAGAAACTATTCGTTGCAACACCAATGTATGGTGGGCAATGTAATGGTATGTACACTCGTTCTTTGTGTGATTTGACAGCATTGTGTGTTCGTTATGGTATTGAGGTTCGTTCATACTTCTTGTTCAATGAATCATTGATTACACGTGCTCGTAACTATTGTGTTGATGAATTTATTCGTTCTGGCTCAGATCATTTATTGTTCATTGACTCAGACATTGGATTTAATCCTCAGGATGTTATTGCAATGCTTGCTCTGCAGGCTCAGGAACCAGAGAAGTATGATATTCTTGGTGGACCTTATCCAAAGAAGTGCGTTACATGGGAAAAGATTCTTGCTGCAGTCAACAAGGGTGTTGCAGACAATGATCCTAATGTTCTCGAAGACTTCGTTGGTGACTTTGTGTTCAATCCTGTGTTGGATAATGGTCAGACTTCAATTCGTCTTGATGAACCAGCTCAGGTTCTTGAGACTGGTACGGGGTTCTTGATGATCACTCGTAATGCTTTTGACAAGTTCAAGGAAGCATATCCTCATTACTCATACAAGCCAGACCATGTTCGTACTGACGCATTCGATGGATCACGTGAAATTCATATGTACTTCCAGGCTGAGAAGGATGGTCTTGATTATGGTAAGTTCTATGCTGGTGAATTGAAGCGTCTTAAGACAGCAGGTATTACTGATCCAGATAAATTGTCTGCAGAGATCGATAAGATCTTCACACAGGCTCAGGCATTGGATGATCAGACTTCCAAGCGTTATCTTTCAGAAGACTACTGGTTTTGTCAGCTTGCTCGTAAGGCAGGTTTGAAGGTTTGGTTGTGCCCATGGATGCACTTGCAGCATGCTGGAACATATGTGTTTGCTGGTAAGCTTCCTGCACTTGCATCGATCGGTGCTTCTGCAACAGCAGATGCTGAGTTATTGAAGAAGAATCGTCAGAAGATTGCTGCTGCCCCACAAATGGCTCCAGCAATTGCACCTCAAGTCGATTCTGATT